CCATGATAGTTATCCTGTCTGTTGTTGATATTGATTTTCGCCTTGAGGGTTGCTGTTACCCATCCCCTGGACTTGTGCGTTGATTTGATCACCCGCTTCTGGGGCTTGCCCAGCTCCTCCTCCTGTGCCCTGTGCATCCGCCATGAGTTTCATAATCTCAGCTTCGCTTTTAGGGTCAGGTGGTGCGGCTTCTGGTAAAAGTTCTTCGGTATTTTCGTAACCAAGGGCGTCTAAAATGCGCTTAAACATTGGGCGGCTGAATGGTCGAATTTCGGGTGGATGCTGTAAAAATCTTTCCTGAACCTGAAGAGCAAGGTTGGCTTTTTCGATAGCCCGCTGTCCTTGGTCCTGTGAAAGGATGACCTTACAATTCATCTCAAGATCCGAAATCATCTCGGGAGTCATCTCCGCAAAAGCGGCCACATCCCCTTCCATGTATTCGTAGACCTCAGCTTCGTCCATAGTTGCCATTGCAACTTTTATTAATTTTGCAAGGTGCTCTTCAAACCCTCTTACGATTCTACGCATCCACCTTCGCCCTATTTTAGAAGCTTCGTTTAAAGTTGCCTCAACTCCCGTTGCAGTATTAGCGGGCGATAAAGCTTGGTAATCTCCTTGTGCCATATTACTAACCCCAAGCCAAAGTTGAACCATGCCGAATACAAAATCGATTAACTCCTGGGTCTTGTTATCTAAATTAGGTAAAGCCGAGAACGAAAGAAAATCGTCCATGCTGTATTGGTCTTTAAGTTGAAATAACTTACCCGCGTGGAGCTCGACATCTTCGGGTTCGTCTTCTACTGCCTGAGGGTTTACACCTATAATAGGATTAGCGGACAACTCGTTACGATAGCTTTCGCTATTAAACTGTTTATCGATGTACTCTTGGTATGTTCTTATTTTTTCAGGAAGACTCGGACCCCACCATTTATTATTCATCTTACCGATCGCTACGGTTACATAAGGTGGTTTATTGTCGGGGGTGAGCTTAGCTGTGTACTCGTAAAAAATAGCTTTTTTAATTTCAGTATCTATAAATACGCAGAAATCTTGAGGCTGCCCCGTTCCTAGTATATCTTTTGAAATCCAACATTCAACTACGGGAACCATAGGAATCTTTTCTTTTTCCCAAGTTTTACTGTCCTTAGAATCTTCGTTCTTTTTACTTTTTGTTCTAGGGTTAGAGTCCTTCTTTACAGCCTCTTCGTAGTCGGAAAAAGAAAACCACTCACGCTCAAAAAATATATCGCGGCACCAATTTAAATCTTTATCGTAAAGCTCGCCAATGAAGTCGGCATACTCTAGGTGCTCTACTGAACTTGGGGCCAAGAACCTGTCCGAATCAACGACCACCGACCTAGGACCTTTGTACTTAATTTGCTCGGTCGGCACACCTTCGGGGTATGGTTTAAATTCGTGCTTTCCAGGAGTTACGGTGAACGAAGGGTCTGCTTCGAGTCGTGTCTCGGTTTCGCCGGTTTCTGGGTTAACCTCGGGAAACATTGGTGCGTCTCCTTCTATAACAGGCCCTTGCTCAAGAAGTTCTACAAACTCTTGAGTCTCATTATCAAACAGAGCGCTTCTTTCTAAATCGTACCATACAGATTTACGCTCTTCGTAAACGGACTTAAAAATAGCTGCTCTTTGTAAGAATATATGAAGAAAACTTTCTTCTAATCTTTCTCGGATCCTACCTTTGTCTTCCAATTTCCAATGGAAGTACCTATTAAAAGATTCGGCGGAAACCGTATCGGAAACACCTTGTGGTTTAAATTCGAAATAAGGACTTGTCCCTGTTATCTCATCTTCAGCTCTAGCTAAAAAATGGTCTACGACTAAACTAGTTAAAGGAACGGAGACATTTGATTGAGCGAAGATACTGTCAATAGCGTCCCTATCCTTGCGGTCATTTTGATAAACAGACCAAGAGTGTAAGTCACTACTTATACGCGCGGAGTTGTCTTCTTTTAAGCTTTCAACTCGCTCAAGTGCGTACTCCACGAGTTTTTCTTCCTGTTCACGACTTAGTACTAAATTTGTATTCTTCACGATATCATTTGTTATACGTCAATTCCCATCTTCCTTGCTTTGTACAATACTTTAAGCCAAGCAGCCACCCGTTGCTTTTCTAATTTCTCTACCTTATCAAGCTTTTGCGATTCTGACAACTGAGATGCATTAACTTTATCTACAAGTCTCTGAATTGCTTTTCTTTTTGTATCGGCGGCGTCTACCATAGGTTTTATTTGTAATAAATCCCTATTACCAGATATAGCTTCTTTTGATTCTTTGATGTTTTTACCGGATTTAAGATTTTTAACATACTCGTTAGCGTTGTCGGTTCTTTTCTTTAAATTGTAAAACCTTTTAGAAGTCATGTATGACGAGTAACCTTCTCTAAAAAACCTTCGGGAAACGGGTACTTCTGCCCAATTCATGTCTAGGTTCCCGTTAATACCGCTGTACGCTCCTGATACTAATCTTGAAAAAGTTGCACCTGGCCCACCCGTGTACCCTTCAAATATATGTTCAAGATCACTACCTGACAACGCCCAGCTCCAATCTTCCATTGGGTTTACAACCTCGTCAGACCCGAACATCCTTTTCATAGACCCCGGAGTAATTTCATCTCCACCGAGCCACCCATTCATTTTCTTAGAAAAATCTACAAAAAATTCTTTTGTATTTTTACTACTTCTAAAAGCGGCTGGGGTTTCTTCAAATTGACGATTGGGTTTCGTAATCGGGGCTCCGTAAAAAGTTTCATTTTGAGCGACTTGATAAAGAGGAGCAATAAACCCGGGCATTAAAGTTCCACCAAGTGGGTTAAATGTGGAGTAGATATTTGACATGGCGTTTGTGCCGTTCGAAATAATACCCGACCCACCCATAGAAGAGCCCATGCTTTGAGCCGCTACATTAGCCGCTTTTTGGCCCATCATCCAAAATAAATTATAACCCCAAGGAAGAGGGATGCGGACATTGTAATCAGTACCGGGGAAGAACATTGTTAAATTAGTATCTCTTTCGAAGTCGCCTAATCTGTCGTAGTGGTTGCCTTCGTTCTCCCCGTCTTCATCTTCATCGTGTTGGGTCAACATTCTTTGAAGCAAGCCCCAAGTAAAAGAGAAAGCCATTATCCCGGTAATTAACTTAGCGGCCGCCACCCTATCCCGGCCCACCATTGATTTAATCATTCGGAGATTACCCTGAACGCCTGCGTTGAAGAATAGGAATAACGAACCGATTCCGGAACTGAGAGTTCCTTTTCTGTTAAAGTCCACAGATATATTTCTACCCGCCATGACCGCTTGCTGAACGGTAAAACCTTTTTTAAGTAAATGTTTTGCAACTAGTAAACGCATGGCATTTTCAACACCCGCATTCATCGCCTCAACAGTTTTTACTATATTGCTTTCGAGAAGCTTCATTTTGGCCTTAGAGAACTTACCTCTTTTGGAAAGTATTCCTATGTCTTCTTTTACGGCTTCCATGTACTGCGTAACTTCATCTTGGCTAGTAAACGCGGTACGCATACCATTAGCTTCGAAGAACCTGAACCAACCCTCCCAGTCATTATCTCCAATTTTAAGAGCCTCCTCTAAGGGCATGTTTTTATACTTCGCTGACCTTGGTCCTTGCTCCATTTCCCGCTCTACTTTGTAAATAGCTTTTACCGCTCTTCCGTAGTTTTTGGGATTTATTAAATCTTTAAATATTGTTTTCTTTTCATCCTCGGTAACATTTATCATACCGGTTATCGCATCCTTAACGGCATTTGATAAAAGGAAATCCGGGTTAAACGAAGTATACATCTGTGCCAAGAACCTGGTAGGTATCTGAATGGCTCTGAACAAAGGATTGCTGGGCTGGTAATTTAAATTACTTAACTCAGAGGTGAGGCGGGCTCCTCTTGATGTAAGAGTCTTACCGTCTCCTTTTTTACCATCTTTTAGTTTAAATTTAACGAACTGAAGTTCACCTCCGTTTTTAACCAAGAACAAGGATGGGTCATTTGCTATGTTAATAGGTATTTCGCCTTTCCTTATAACGATACGCTCTTTGCCGTTAACTACTTTTGTCTTTAGTTTTAAGCCGGTCTGAGTCGGCATCTTACCGTCTTCGTGTTCCTCTAATACATCGAAAAATTCATTGAACTCGTTAAAGACAATCTGTCTTTTTCTTTTATCGTTCATTAAACCTTCAATGCCGTTGTTTTTAGCAACCTCGCTAAAACGCTCAGACCACTCGATTTTCTCTCCGAGGTTGTCTTTGTTTTTATGCATCTCGAGGAAAAGCTCATACCACTCGCGGATTCTTTGACCGGGTGCAATCTTAGCTCCTCTCATAACCATTGCATCGTGAGCAAGAAAAGCGTGGGCTAGTGCGGATTCGGGATTAGGTTTATCTACCCCCGTCCGGCGACCCATGACCCTTTTACCAACATCGTTGTTTCTTTTAGACTGCCAACCAGAGCTACCGCCACTTTTACCGGTTACCAGTTGTTCCAATGATTCCTGTTCTTCGTAATGGAATTCATTGTCCTCAAACCCTTGCATAGGTGAGTAATGGTAGCCTTCGGGCATGCTCCCCTTTTCCTCGTTTCGCTGATATTTAAAACTTTCTGAGTTAAAAGTCTTTCTTATTATTTTAGCGTTTTCTTTGTACTGATCGTCCTTCTTATCTAACCCAAGAGCGTTGAAAACGACATCAACCAAACCTTCGGCTGAGTTAGCTCGGCT